ACAACCGAAATGACTTACTAAGAAGAAATCATGGCATTAAAGCTCGCAGTTCAAACCCAATTTGGCGTACCAGCCCCACAAGCCTACGCTAGAATTACTAACTTTTTTGGCACTAAAGACCAAATCCAAGTCCAAGTCGCTATTCATTATGACGAGTCGGCAAGGCATAGCAATATGGCTACAGTCAAAGAAAACGCACACTATATCAATATGGAAGATTTAAAGGGCGACTTAATCCCTGCAATCTACGAGGTTCTAAAGACTTATAGTGATTATGCTGGTGCAGAGGACTGCTAATGGCTTTTGCAGACCAATATGTTGTATATGGATATTGGGATACAGGATATTGTGTAGGTGATGTAACACCTACAGAGGCAAGCGCATCTATAGATGGTGTTTGTTCTGTAGTTAGTAGCGCGATTAGACTTCGGCTTGCTAATGCTAGTATTACTAGTACAGCTTTAGTAAACTCAAGTTGTATCAGAATAAGAGACTTTAGTGGTTCTATATCTGCTAGTGCAACAATAACAGCAAGTTCAATCAGACAAAGAATAGCAAACTGTCAAATTGTATGTGTAACGACAGTTAGTACACTTGGCAATGCAAACTTTTCTGGCAACGCTAGTGTTAACGCATTAGCCAACATAGCGTGTTATGCAAACGCAGTATTTTCTGCTTTAGGTTCTGTTTCTAACACTTCTACAGTAAGTTGCCTAGGCAGAATATTAGGCGATAATTGGACAGGCGAGACAGCAGAAACAGAGGCTTGGACAGGTATAGCACCTAGTACGACAGTTTGGACAGTATCATCGGAAGGTTCAGAACCTTGGACAGGAACAACACCAACATCTACTACTTGGACTACAAGTTCTGGTAGCAATAATTCATGGGTAAATAATTAATGGCAATCAGCAGAATAACATTCGGAGAATGGACACCAGATCAGCCAGGTATTACTAATGGTCTCAGGAGAGCAGAGAATGTTTACTCCAAATTAGTTGGGTATGGTGCTATTCCTACTGTTGTAGATTATTCTGCATCCGCATCCGAAAACCTAAACAATGTAGTTGCAGGAAAAACAACGGCAGGAGCTACGATTGTATTTGCTGGTGGCTCTACAAAACTATTTAAGTTAGATTCTGCGGATTTGTCTTTAGACAATGTGTCAAAATCTGGCAACTATACGACACCTACAGATCAACGATGGAAGTTTACCCAATTTGGTAATGTTATTATTGCAGCTAATGGATTCGATAGATTACAGGGATTTAATTTAAATAGTTCTTCTTTGTTTGCAAACCTAGCAGCAGATGCACCAGAGGCGCGATATGTAACTGTAGTCCGAGACTTTGTAGTATCAGGCTATCAGTCTAGTTATCCAAACAGGGTTCAATGGTCAGCATTGGGAGATGAGTCTAGTTGGACAGCTTCCGCTACGACCCAAGCAGATTTTCAAGATATTCCCGATGGTGGCTCTGTAGTCGGTGTTACAGGTGGAGAATATGGTTTAGTCTTTATGGATCGTTCTATCCATCGGATGTCTTATGTTGGTAGCCCATTGGTATTCCAATTCGACAACATTAGTAGAAACTTAGGATGTTATGAGGCTAACTCCATTATTCAGTATGGTGGAACATCCTTCTTCTTAGGTGATGATGGCTTCTATGCTTGCGATGGACAAAATGTAGTGCCAATTGGTAACGAAAAAGTAAACCGATTCTTTTTTGACAATGTAGACGAAGGTACTTTGTACCTTATGTCGGCAGCAGTAGATCCAACAAAGAAGTTGATTATTTGGGCATATGCCTCTAATAGTTCTGCAACTGCGGATAACTTGTTGATTTACAACTATCAGACTCAGCGTTGGACTAGCGGAACAACTACTGTAGATAGAATCGCATCAACTTCTACACCTGCGGTTACATTAGAAGGGTTAGATGTCTATGGAACATTAGAAACAATCCTTACTACCTTTGATAGCCGAGTTTGGCTTGGTGGAAAATTACAGTTAGCCGGTGTGGATGGTGCAAAGATTGTTACCTTTTCAGGTGCTAACGCTACAGCGTACCTAGAAACAGGTGATATAGAAGTGCCAGGATCTACATCCTCTATCACAATGGTTAAACCTATCGTAGATGATGGATCTGGAAGCGTGGCTTTGCTATCTCGTAGGCTTTTAACAGAGTCCACAGTATTTGGATCTCAATCAGCAGCAGATGCCGAAAATAGAGTGTCTGTGCGTGGTATTGGTCGCTATCATCGTCTACAATTAACTCCTACAGGTAGTTGGACATCCGCAGTCGGAATGGACATCGATTTAAGCCCTCTAGGAACTAGATAATGTTTAGAGCATTACCCCCATTTGGTAGCGATCCTCGTGGAGTAGCCGAGGTAGTCAATGGGATTATGAATGGCAAAACCAACAATACAGGATCGGTAACTCTAGCAACAGGTGGTGCATCTACTACAACCATTACAGATGCTCGTATTGGTGTAGATTCTGTCATTCTGTTGATGGCTACAGACGATACATCAGCTACAGCGTATTATCCTTATTTAGCAGTACAAGACGATACAGATCAAGCAGCAACGACAACAACAGCAGCAAACATTATGTCGTTCTCTACAACGGATTATGCGTTAGGTGCTAGTCTTGTAGATAATACAAAGTTAAAAGTAAATTATTCAGGACTGTATAACATTCAGTTTTCTGTACAGTTAATTAACACTACTAACGATGTGCAAGAGATCAGCATTTGGTTTAAAAAAAATGGATCAAATGTTGCAGGTAGTAATAGCGAATTTGGTATATCTCAACGCAAATCATCAGGCACAGCAAGCCGAATGGTTGCAACACTTAATTTCTTTATTGCATTGCAAAAAGATGATTATGTGCAGTTAGCATGGAGACCAACAGATATTGGTGTTAGTCTAGAACATTTTACAACACAAACAACACCAGATAGACCATCAACACCAAGCATTATTGCAACAGTTAGTTATCTGTCATCAAATGGCTACACAAGCAACATTTTTACAGAGCCTTACATATCAGTAGTAACCAACGGAAGTGCCACTATTAGCCATCCAGCTAATACAGTATCAGGCATGACTTATAAATACATCATCGTAGGATAAAACTATGGCAACAACCACAAGCACATCGTCAATTGATCCAGCATTACTTCCATACCTTACCCAAGGTTTGCAGAGGGCGCAGAGTCTGTTTCTTACAGGTCAGCAACCAGAGTTCTTTCCTGGTCAGACATATGTAAGCCCATCTGCTGCTACGACTGAGGCTATTGCACAGCAAGAACAATTGGCTCGCCAACAGTCTCCTGTTCTACAACAAGCCCAACAGGCTTATACATCGTCTTTAGGTCAAGTCGGACAGACTGCTGCTGGTGGATTCTTAAATGCAAATCCTTATCAACAAGCGATGATGGAGGCAGCGACTCGCCCACTAACCCAACAGTTTAGCCAAGCAGTATTGCCAGGCATTTCGAGCCTTTACAGCAAGTCTGGTCGTTTGGGTAGTGGTAGTATGGAAAGAGCATTAGGAACAGCTACAGAGGCTTATGGGCGGTCTTTAGGGGATATTACAGCCAATATCGCAGGCACACAGTATCAACAGGAAAGAGGACTACAGCAACAGGCTCAATTAGCCCAAGCTCAGTTAGGTGGTTTAGCACCTAGCTTTTATAGTCAACAATTCCTACCATCGCAGACATTGGCTCAAGTTGGCGCGCAACAAGAGGCAATCGCAGCACAACCTCTACAAGAGCAATTGGCTCGTTATCAGTTCGGACAACAGTTACCCTATCAACAGTTACAAGGGTATCTATCATCGGTATATGGCACTCCATTAGGTCAATATGGCACACAAACTACAAATGCACCTACCTACCAAAATCGTGGCGCAGGTGTTCTTGGCGGTGGAATTGCTGGCGGTCTAGGCGGTTATGCACTAGGTCAAGCGTTCCCATCAATCGGTGCTGGTTATGGTGCATTAGGCGGTGCAGCACTCGGTGGATTGCTTGGAGGCGGTTTCTTCTGATAATAGAAAAACTAACCCTACATCGTTTAGAGGAGTTTTTTGAACTGGTTACCAAGATGGTAGCCGAGGCAGAGTTTTCATACGCAACACCAGAAAAACACAAGATTCTACAGTTATACAAGAACCCTAATGCAATCGGATTTATAGCAATAGAGAATGACAAAATTGTTGGGTTTATATCTGGTCTAGCCCATGAGTATTTCTTTAGTAATCGTAAGCGAGTAAGCGATCTAGGGTTCTTTGTATTGCCTGAATATCGAGGTAGTAGAGTGGCACTTAAACTAGTAAAATCACTAGAAACATGGGCAAAAGATATGGGTGTAGATGATCTGCATTTAGGACAAACAACAGCAGTAGACATGGATAAAACCAAACAGTTTTATGAGAGACTAGGTTATAAAACTGTTGGCTTTAATACAGTCAAACACTTAAAGGATTAATTATGTGTGGTGGAGTCGTAGAGCAAGTTGAAAAAGCTGTTGTGCAACCCATAGGACAAGGATTAGCAGATTTAGATAAAGCTACTGGGTACAACATGGAGATTGTTGCACCACTTGTTGTTGCAGCAGTTGCAGCACCATATTTAGCGCCAGCATTAGCAGAAGGCGCAGTAGCAACTGGAGCAGCATCGGCAGCCGAGGCAGCAGCAGCGTTAGAAGCAGCAGCATTAGCAGAAGGCGCAACTACAGCAGGTATGGTCGGTGCAGCAAATACAGGATTGCCGGTAGGAACAGCAACACTTGGTGGAACAGTTGGAGCAACAGCTAGTGGCGCACCAATATTTGATTATTCATCAGAAGTTGTTTTATCTCCTGGCGGTAATTATGTGCCTGCAACCACATTGCCTACAGAAATGGCTTTAATAGATGCTGAGATTGCAGCAGCAGCAAAAGAATTACCTACAAGAATATCTCCTATGCAAGCTCTACACGGCTTACGAGGTGCAAGTGGCTTATTAGGTGGTGGTCAGCAACAATCACAACAACAAATGCCACAAATGCAGATGGGCGGTAGAACACAGATGCCACAAGGCAATGTTGATTACTCTGGCATTTATAACTTATTGGCTTTACAAAAACCAAGAAATCCAAATTCTTTACTAGGATAAAACATGGCAATTGATCTATCTACCTTATTCGGTCAGCAACAAGACTATTCGCAAATTCTTAGTCCTGCCGAGCAACAGCGTATTCAGTCCAATGCAGGACAACAAGCCTTGTTAAATTCTGCTATTGCTTTATTAGCACAGTCTGGCAGAACAAGAGAGCCTTTAAGTACAGGTCAAATATTTGGTAGTGCATTAGGCGCAGGCATGGAAGGCTATAACCAATCGTTTGACAGAACGCTAAAGCAGATGTTGATTGGTACGCAATTAGGAGAATATTCTACAAAGCAAAAACAAAAACAGGCTATAACACAGGCTTTAGCTTTGCCAACTACCCAAGAAAGAATAAAAAGACTACAAGACTTAGGTCAATATGATGTTATAGAAAATATTGCAAAAAGCGAAAAAGCATTAAGACAATCTGGTCTTATGAGACAGCCAGGAGAAGCAGAAGCTCCTAGTCCATTTTCACCTTACACAATGTCAGAAAGCCCACAAGTTCAAACCTTGGCTAAACAGTTAGAGACTGCTTTTAGAACTGGTGTAATTACAGAAGAA